CTCTTGTGGAGCATGACTACTGAAAGTGTCTACATAGGCACCACCATCAACATTGATGTCGGTAGGTCTGGTTCCCAGATACGGGTCCAGATACTGGCTGGTGTATATGGCATCTAAGATAGCAGGATCGTATGTGGGCAATCCTTCTGGACCGTAGCTGATATTATCGAACGGATTGATGTCAAAGTTACCTACATCAAACCCAGTATTTTGACTGTACAATGGTCCAGTTACCTGCACACCAGGATAGCTGATTCCATCAATTAATAATGGTAATTCTAATCCTGGTTCATTTGCTGTTGGCAAGTAGTAGCCCATGGTACGATCAGTGCCACTTAATGTATCGGCATCAACCAAGGTCCAGTCTGAAAGTATAAAGATTGTAGTGTTGATTGCTGTACTATCGGTGTTATTAGCTTCCCATACTCGGTCATCATAACGAACCAATGTGCCATTGTCGTAAGTGGTGTTTGGTTGCCAGTCTACCAGGGTTGTAGTATATTCACAACGGTCATACTTGATTACTGTTTTAATTGAACGGACTAGATCGTTGCCCATTAATGCTACGGCCACCGCGGTTGTAATAGATTCGCCTACAAAAGTTAGAATAGCAGTAGTACTATATCCAGCGCCAGGGCTAACAATATCAACAGCAACCACCTGCCCAGCACTGTTGATTATTGCAGTCATCACCGCTGGTGTAACGCAGTCTCCAGTAACTACTACTTCTGGTGCGCTAAAGTATCCACTACCCCCATCGACAATAGTAACACTTTGTATGCCTAATAGATAGTTATTGTACCATTGCTTCCAAGGATCTACAGTCCATACTTCGGTGTTAGATGCTGCATCACTAACATCATTTTGCACTGTAGTTGTAGCATGATCGTAAGGCAACAATATAGGACTAATATATTGCGGAATATCTAAGGTAGAATTCCAATAGGCCGGCACATCAAAGTCAGTTAAACTGCCCGGATAAGTGTCTTGACCATAGTAAGACAAATTAAATTCTCGAATCTGCACGTGGTAAGGTTTGACTTCTTGAATGTAATCCAACACAAATGTTTGATTGTCCTGCATGTAGGTCTGGAACGGTAATAAGGCCCGAATTTTGTGATCTACATCAATTAAACTAGTTTTCATCAACCACTCTGGTGCAGTAAATTCACTGTATACAAAATTAAACATTAATATTAAGGCTTGATTACGTTCAATCAACAAATCACCAATTAATAATTCGTCATTGATGGCTTGAATAATCTTACGAGTTTCAATCACTGGCTCCTGATCAAAATACTGTGCATCAAACACTTCAACATCAAATCCAAAATATCCAACGGAATAATTCCAAAGTTCTTCTTTGAATTCTATTGTGCCGTCTTCAAGCCCCACTCTGGTCCATCCAGTGATATCTCTTAAATAAATTTCAAATTTACCCTGGCTATTGGCTGTAACTTTGACACTGCTACCAATGGGTGCAGTTGTTAAAGTCAAGGTATCTAGGCTGCTGCGATTTGGTACTTGGGCTATAGGTTGGATAGTGTTGTTGTATCCAGGCAGATACCAGTTAATGTGATTCCAATATAATCGAGTATCGTAATTTTGAATACGAACTAAATTTAGAATTTTTTCGCCCGGCAGTGTTCCTAGCGCAACTTCATATATAGTCCACCGTCCTTGTTGGCCACTATCGCTGACCACAAGGTAACGATAACCAATAGCTACAGCATTGAGCTGTTGATAGCCTAGCTCTTCAAGATTGGCCACACGTTTGTTCCATGCGCCAGAATTTGTGCTAGGTTCGGGCTCACGACTGTTTAATAAACTAAAATTACGACTTTCAATAATAGGATACAAAGCTAATATTGAATTTACACGAGTTAAATAATTTTTTAGTGCAGCAAATCGATCAGCAAACATGCTCTGACGTGGGCGGAATTGTACGCCATATCGTTCTGCGGGGCCAAGTGTAGGGTCTGGAACTGCAGCCCCTGCTTCGTCAACTCCACAGAAACTGTCTTGTAATTTACGATATAATGTAGCATTCAAGAAACTGTCAGGACGACCGTCGGCAACAAATTGATATTCTTGGTGAACATTGTTATCGCCACCAAGTGCTTGTCGATCATATCCAATGTGTAGAATTGTATCTTGGGCAGAAATTAAATCTAGTGCATTATAGATTGCCACAGTGCTGGAGTTTATAGCGGCCAAATACGGTATTCCACTGGTACGTGGACTTTCAATGTAACTAGCAATACCAGTGGTGCTGAGTGTTTTTCCTGCTCCAGTTTCAATTGTAGCGATACCACGCACCCAGAAATAATATGTGGTCTCAATAATATTTTGTTTATTCAGCGCGGTGTTTACAGTATAGCTGCTGGTGCTCAATGGGGTTCCAGTACCAGTATAGCTCACCGGTGGAGTTGTGCTACCAACCCATTGATAAATGTCAACTCTACTACCTGGGAATAATTGTCCCCAACGACGACTTGCATAGCTAATACTATCTTGACCTGGGTCTATAAATCTAACTGTGTCAGTGTCCCACCAAATTTTTCCTAGGTACTCGCTGGCCCAACTATTTCCATTATTGTGAACTGCGCCTTCGTTGTACTGGGCAGGATCTACAGCACCAATGTAATCAATGTTTCTGCGGGCAGCCCCGAGTATTTTACCTTGCAATGGGTTGATATAATCAAAGTAAGTTGTAGTTTTTGATGTCAACCTATCATAGGCAAATACCCCATTGATTAAATTGGTATCGACTGCAGGTTCTTGTGCTCGAATTACTGCCCATGACAGAGCATTGGTTGGATTATCAAACACACTTACTTGACCATAGTTTACACTGCTATCTCCAAGATCTTGTCCCGGTGAGCCGACTAGTAACCGATTGTGAGTGTAGTTTACTGCGGAGCCAAATAAATCTCCAGTTCGTAAAGTATCATTATAAATTTGTTGGCCAAATACAAACATGCCAGGATTGTTTATTGATCCATTGGTACTATCTAATAAATTATAGGTGTATGCAACTCCGCTGTTTATGATTGGTGAGAAGAATGTAGTGCTACGATCGTCAAATATAGTTTCGCCACCATCAAAAATTTCTGGTTCAATTACTGTACCGTATGGCGCCCCAACAATTAAATTTTGACTATTGGTATCAATATCAACAGCGGTGCCAAACTGTGCATAATCTTGGGGCAATGGACTGGTTATTAATTGTACAAACGGATAAGTATCAAATCCAAGATCAGCAAATGCAGTACCAACAACGCCTGGCAGTACTGTGAGTAAATTAGCCGGAGTGCCTGCTATGATATTTTTGACACTCACAGTCATACGCCCGGATATTACCACAATTGCTGCACCAAGTGTTGGCGCTGTAACAAAATTTATTTGTTCTGTGGTGGCATTGTAAGTGTAATTTACTCCGCTAGTTTGCAATACATCATCAATGTATACCACTGTGGTGTAAGAACTGGCCACAGAATATATTGATCCAACAGCAAACACTTTAGTAATTCCATCACCAATAAATTCCAAATCAGAAGTTAATGTAGCTATAGCATTTGGAATGTTGGCCGCGTTAATTGCAGCCACAAGACCTGCAATGTTTTGATTGGGTGCCGTAGGTACTGCTACCTCGTAATCATTGATACGAATAGTATCACCATTGTCTAGACTTGGATTGGCCACAGTACTGGTTGTAACCCCATAGACTCTGGATTGATTTACTTGCCTATACACCGCACCATCTTGAGGTAATTGTATACTTTCTAATGGAGCGCCAATATAAATGCTGCAGTTGTAATGACATAGTTTTACACTATATCCAATTGCTGCCGGACTAACTGCTGCTAAATCTTGAAATTGTTCCAGTAACTGGAATTGATTAGTTGCAATTTTTATTGTGTCGCCAATTGTTAAATCAACCGAAGTTGACAATACTACATCTGTACCCACAACAGAAAATTGTCCATTTAGGAATTGATCATCATTGGTTAAGAAACTGCCATTGAGTGATACCATAACTGGCTCGGTAAAGTTGCCAGAAATTGCGTAGGTTGTTTGAGTTGTGTCGGTAACTTGATAAGCAACCACGCTACGGTCAAACACATATACTGTACCACTGCCGGCTATAGAATTTACTGTGGCTCCGGGCGCACCAATTACTACCTGGGTGCCGTCTGTGGCCGTGGAAATGCTGGCGCCAAACCTAGCACCAGCGGCCAGTCCAGCTACTGATATAGTATCAACATATTGCCAGTAGGTGTTGGCTACCACAGTGATTACAGCGCCCGGTGCCGGTAACGAACTAGCTGCAAAGGTAATGTCATATGTAGAGTCGGTACTATCATTATTAAATTCGTAATCAATGTGTGGGCGTTGTACAACTCCATCAACCAAGACAGTAAATGCATATATGTTATTGGCCGTGTACAAATAGGGATTTAACTGGAATGTTGCGGTGTTATCAATGCCTGCACCGGTTGGAGTAAACGTGTTGATCGCACCTCCAGAGTAGACACTATTAACTGTGATGGTTAAATTGTTAGCCGCACTGCCCGCCGGAGACACCTGCAGATAACTAATGGTCAGTACGTCACCAATGTTATAGTTGACTCCAGCATTGGTCAATGTAGGATAATAAGTTCCACGTGTGTTGGCCACAGTGAACACCACGCCCGATCCCGAGCCAGTGCTGGAATTTGGTTGAATATTATAATATATCTGTTGATCAATTTGAACTCCGGTGCGACGAGATATTCGTATAACTTGACCCAGTGCCGGCGCTGCAGTAAGCACTATATTACTTCCAGCAAGCACATAATCTGTTTGATAAATCAATGTTATAGTATCTACTGTTACAGTTAATTGTTCTGGATAATTAGAATCAATTTCAATAGTGTTAGCATAATTGTAATAGGTAGTGACACTATCCGATACATAAGACACCTGTTGTGATTCTACATCAACTCTGGCATACGCATACACTCGATTGGCTACCGGTGCCCCAACATACATCCAAAGTTCATCTACACTAATTGCTACGGCATAGCCAAAAGTAGTTGGGCCAAAATTTTGATCTGGGGCCATCAATAATTGTGTTTGTGTATAGTCGTTTGAACCAGGGATTAGGTATACTGTGTTTATATACCCAGAATTACTGTTGCTGCCAGGGGCGCCAATTACAGCCCAATTGTTGCCACCAAAGTCAAGGCTGGATCCATACCCTACTACATTGGGTGCATTTAATTCTAAAATAATATTTTCAAAATAATTGGTATCAGTACCTCGCTGATAGGTATGCACAAGCCCGGTGTCAGAGCCAGTACCTGGTTGTCCTACTAATGCAGCAAAATGATCAAGATTTTGTGTAACACTCGATCCATAGCGACTGTTGACCACTGGTGGGGTAGGTATTAAAAATTGGAAAGCAGTAAACGGCTCCTGCTTTTCTAAAACTTCCCAATGTCCAGTGCTGTCGTTGTCAACCCAAACTCTGGCTCCGGGTTTTAGATCTTGTGCATAAGACAAATTAAGAATATCACTAGGTTGACTAACACGTTGACTTTCCAAATAAAACGCCAAGCCCGTGCCAATAATACTGGTTTGGTTGGTGTTGTAAAAACTAATTGCAATAGTAATAGATGTAATACTTGGTACACCTAACACTCGATATACTCCATCCTCATTGCCAAAATATCTCAAAATAATTAAATCACCTACGACAAGATTATGAGGATTTGTAAAATATGCAATAGCCGTGCCATTAAGATTGTCTTGTATTTGTGTTACCGTGCCAGGATTTTCGCTGCAACGATAAATCTCCCAGTTATAGCTGTTGACCTTGGCTACCCAAATGGTTGTACCTATACCAACCGTATCAATAGAGGCCGCAATGTTAGCTGGATCGTCTAAACTATACACGGTGATATCTACATCGTCAATGTTGACATATCCTGCAGAAGGCAATGCAGTTTCTGAAGAGGGGCTGTAGGTTGTCGGTAAAATATCGGTAGAAGTTAGCTTATAACTGGTGCGCCAGACATTATTTAAAAACACAGTTTGATCTGCTTCACTGGTTTCCTGCGGCAGGATAACCTGTATAGTAGCCGGATCTGCTTGTAGATTGGCTTCATTTAATTGTAGCTCATAAAAACTCTTATTAGCGTTGGCGCCATACGTGGAAGCCAATACTCCCCAGTTTTCGTAAATGTTGTATTCGCCAGATTCTTTGCCTAAATCAGCACGAGTAAACAATTCTGCGGCTCGCACAGTTCCTTTGGTTCCTAGAAACTGTTGATATAAATTAACCTGTGTAACATCGTCAAGATTTAATGCAGCCATGTATTGACGCGGTCTGAATCCAATCAAGCCATAGCTGAGTAGGTCATTGTCTCGTTCAAGATTTGCACTATTAATATTATAACTGTTGGCCAACTGATTGGCTTTGTTGGCAATATTTGGCAGCAGACCTTTTTGTATTAAACTGTAATCGCTCTTAACCCAGTCTTGATAATCAAATCTATCTTTAGGTTGCACAATTGCCATGGCCGACCAATAATTATTCTTGAACAAAACAATTTCACCTTTGGTGTATTTTTTGTATGGAGCCCATTGTTCAATATTGTCTTGATTCAGTACAAATCCTGGAGTATCTACTTCGCCAATCCAGTTAGTTGTAGTTGATGCTGCTATTTTGATACGATTCTGTCGAGCTGCTGTGGTTGGATTATATATTAAATCGTTAAAGATACTAACATTGTCCAACACTACCATGTTTTCATAATTGGTAAAACGTAATTGTAGGAAACTGATAGTTTGATTGGTCGTGGAGGTGACTAAAAACTCATTACCGTATCTTTGCACAACCAAGTCTCTTGTTTCTAATGTGCCGCGGTTTTGATCTAGCAACATATTTTCTGGGGTGCGACTTATAATAGTGTCAACTATAGCGCCGGCTCTGTAGGCTCGAAGTGTTGTGGCCACAGGATTTAAGTTGATCATGGTCCCTTCTGCCCAACCTTGTTGACTAAAATATAAAAACTCTGCAGCCATTTGACTCCAGTTTAACGTATATCCATTTTCTTGATCGTCAAATATTAATCCTTGAGTTTTTAAATATTCTCCATAACTTAAAATAAAATCAACCACCATAGTGGTATTAGTAAAGGTATATCCATATGGAATCTGTGCAATATTTTGAGTATATTGAGCAGGCACACGCACTGCGGCACCGCCAGCACTGACTGTTTGTAATATGCCATTGCTTGAACTAACTAAAATCTGAAAATAAGGAGCAATTGTGCTATAACCGTAAATTGCATAACCATCAACTACTCGTTCAACAATTAATGCACTGTAGGTAATGTCGGCAAACGGTTGATTTTTGTACAATAAAAGATTATAGCTTTCGTCTGGCAACAACAAACTGCTGTTTAAACTATTGGGACTTGATCTTTCTGTGTATACTTGTAGATATTGCTTGTCAGTAAACGATGCCATACGATAGCACAAGCGCACATCTAAATTGGCCAGTGCAGTAGTTAAACTATCAGTACTGTTAATCCCTAGTTGTTGATTGTAGTCAACAATCCAGTTGATGTAACTGGCCTTGCTTACACCATTGCCGTATATTTGAATACCATTGGCGTCTAATCTATAACGACCGTTATACAAATATTGGTCTAACTCAGAGTTGAAACGATAAAGATCTCGGTCGGCAAACAAGGCAAAAAATTCTGCAGGGCGTGTTAATGCCAGCAAACGCATAACAGCAAACGGGTAGCTACTACTTGTATACCATGCAGCTTCAACTGGGCCACCGTCACCAACTTGCCAGCTCTTGCGGAATGCAGTAGGATCGTAGGCACCCATAACACTTTCAAACGGACTTAATAATTCACCTTCACTGCCAACCGGAATAACCGAGGTCAGTCCTGGCCGACGATAATTGGGCCGAATATAAAACGCCACTGGGTCCGCTACTACTCCGGCTTCCAGGTCGTCCCATAACACCAAGTTGTCACGGGTGTATGGTGCAGGACCATAGCGATCAATCCACCACTCGGGCTGTTCACTGAAGCCCAGCATTTCCCATGGGGTATAGTTTGGACTTTCTGTATCGTAGAAGTAACGATAGATGCCTCGCCAGGCGCCCAGCAATGGTTCTTCATTGATTTTATTACCGGCACTACTATAGTTGTAGGTAAACGGATTACTAGCTACATAGTCTTGAGTCTTATAGTCTAACTTGTTCCAGCCAACCCAGGACAAGAAACTATTACCAAGAATTGCAGTAATCTCTGCTTGTGTATAATCTGTTGTGCGGAAGAAGCCGGGTATAACCTCATCAACTGTTAATGGAATAGGGTTCTCATCTGTTTTGATATTGTCATAGATGCGTTTTTCAAACTCTAACAATATATCATTTCTATAGTCGTCAAAGGCCACGGTAATGCTACCATCATGGCCGCGAATTACTAGTGAAGGATTTACATAATTTGTATCATAAAAAATTTCAGGGCGGAATTTTGGATACAATCCTAACTTAGTTGGAGTGTTTGGGCAGAAGCTACCTGCGGTATCTGAATATTCGCGAATGCTTATTACATCTCCTACGGCCAAAGAAATACTAATGGTCAATCGTGGACCAGTAGGACTTACAACATATTCAAAATCTCGTTCTAACAAAGTGGTAACGATTTGATTATCAATAATTCTAGTTAGATACACTAAAAGACCCAGATAGTTAGCACTGGTGAAATTATAAGTTTGTACTGTGTTAAATGTTGCAACGGTTATGGCGGTAACTGTGGTGTTAGTTTCAGTATAAACTGACCCGGTGGGTAACATGTCAGACCAATAAAATGGGTTGAGGTCGGTGCGCCCCAGGGTAATATCGGCGATAGCAGCATCTAGTATTTCAGGTACAGTCATAGTTCCGTAATCATTGGCAATCACTGTTTCTAATAACTTTGATTTAAATTTAATGTATTCTCTACTGTTATAGTCCAACGCCGCAAAAATATCATATTCTTGACTGCGCATGAAATACCCAGACAAAGTTAGTGGCGACGATTGCTGTAAAATTTGTTGACCGTAAGGGATAATGTTGCCTAAGTCACGACTATTGTTGGCGCCGTTAATTGGGCCATTTATGTTAATTAAATTTTGACAAATGGTATCGTAATGATTACGCAAGGTGCCCAACGTAAATGATTCACTATTGGCGTTTAATGGATTATTTTCTAAATTGATAGGAACTTGATAAAAACCAACAGCACTGGCCTGATCGCTTAGTACCGCTACTTCAATAATATCACCTGGTGTATATACTGTGTTAAGTGTAATTGTTGTAGTTGTATCTGTGGTTGCTACTGTGTAATTGTAACTTTCTTGAAAGCTTTCATTTACATATAATTGAACAGCAGGAACTACATTATTGTCTATAACTTTAACGTCTAACAGCAAAGGTTTACCGTCATAGGTAAATTGAAACTGTTGTCTGGCACGACTCTTGGTCGCCGCAGTTTGCCAACCAATTTCTCGAGAATAGGTAACACGATCGCTGTATTCTCGTACAAATCCTGTGCTGATCGCTACAGTAGTGCCAACCGACTCTGGTGCATACACAAATGTATCTTTGTAAAGATTATTGTCAAATACAATATCTCCTACATTAGTTAAACTAAGGTAGGTTAGTTGAAAACCTAGCACAGGATCGTTAAGTGTGCTGGTGATTGTGGTTTCGGCGGCAGTGCTGGGGGTAGCATAACTGAATAACTTGCTGCCCGCAAATGTTGAACTAGGATATTTGGGTTTATAGCCAAAACTTATACCATCGTTGTCATAGACATTAAACAACGGCGCTTGGTTTGTTTTTGTTTTTTGCTGAGCACTGATCCACTCAACTCCATCAAAGTAAAAACTCAGTCCTTGCAAGGTATCTCCGCTGAGGCATACCACGGTTTGATCAAATTTTATTGCAGTTGAATACACTGGTGTGAGATTGATCACCGGCTCTAGCATCAACGGAGGTACAGTATCGGGTGTAATGAATTCAACCTGGTAAACTTGATTTCTAACGTCTGGATCAGTATCTGCAGCAAAAATAACAGTGGTCCCATCAATAAATGTATATCCATCTACTCCATACCCTAAAGATCCATTTACGACACTAAGTGCATCACTAACATTAAAATCAATAATATCAACCGGTGCTATGGCGTCAGTACCAAAATCATATAATTTTGTGCCGGCACGGAATTCTAAAATAGGCCTGCGCCCACGCTGCAAATTGTCAACTACGGCTACAGTATCATTGTAGGCTGCCGACGCATTAATTACATCAATATGGAACCAACGGTTACTACGGGTCCATGGATTGAGATCTTTTCCTGCACGATTGATTGTGAGATAATCTTGAATGATTGGCGCATTTAATGTTGCATCAAAGTTACCCACATCAAAAGGAGTGCTGTCATATGGTACTGTAGAACTTTGTGTATATGTTTCCGGTGTGATAAAATTACTCACAGGCAATAATGTGATTGCTGTTCCGACTCCCTCAACATAGTATTCATTGCCAGCATAACTGGCAGGAATTACATTGCCTCGAAATACAACTTTTAATCCATTAGTGAATACTACGCCATTTGGTGCGGTATAGTTGGCTTTACCAATAATTTCGTCAATTTTGATTGTGGCATTATTTTCAGGATTGACAAGACGAATCTGCCCAAAAATTTCAGGGTCGGTGCCGTCTTGATAATACAGCACATCTTTGATAGCTGTTAATAACGGAATTTCTTCAAAGAATCCAGAAGCATTTTTATACCAGCTAGTGCTGGAATACTCGGTACCAAATAGAATATTAAATTTTTCTAAATTGCTAACTGACAATACATTGTTTAACACCATAAATTGCTGACCATCAGTATCAGTTTTATACTGTATTTGCCAGACATCGTAATATTGATCTTGCGGAAGATAGGTGGTCTGATCAAACAATATTGAATCAAATGATCCAGGTGTATTATTTTCTGATACTACAACAACTTTAAAAGTTAAATCGTTAACAGGGGTTGTGCCTCCTAATAAATTCCCAGGAATCTTTATAGTATCCCCGACAGTATACCCTGTTCCAGAATCAACTACAGTAATAGATGTAGTTGAGTTTGAATATACTACACTGTTAGACAAAAGTTTTACGTTAACAATCAACCCAGTGCCACTACCGGTTACAGTGGTTGGAGTAATAGAACTATAAGTTTGATTAACTACTGTTCCGGACTTTGTTCCACCAATATTTGCAAATGATGTTTGTAACAACGGGTCAAACTGTGTGGTAACTTGCCATCCGCCGGCTTCGGGATCTTGATTTTGATTTAAAAAAACTACAGTGCGGCCATCTAATGATGTTATGCCATCGATTCCGCCTGTGACATCTAAAAACGGAGTAACAAATTGATTATTAATTTGATCAAAATCAAGAGTAGTTACAAGATCTACCGTGCCTGACGGCTTGCCTGAAATATTGCCAATTGTGTTTAAACTATAATAAAAACTTTGTGCGTCCTTGTCGGGCACATCAAAGGTAACGGTGCCAAGATCTTCTCCATTGTTGAGAACCCCAAACACATCACGACTGCTGATGTTTGGTGCATACGGTAAACGTCCGGCAACTCCAGGATCTGTTTGAATCCAAAACCCAGGGCCTGTTCCGGGGGTAGCATTGACAATATTAATTTGTCCCTGCAAATTATATTCATTGGCACTGGAATAGTATAGAGTATCGGGCGCGTCTTGAGGAACAGTAAATGTAATAATTCCTGTGGTAGCCCCGTTACGAAGCACCCCAGTATCATAGGTATTAATGTTTCCTAGACTGGCAATGGTCTTGATATAAAATGGGTAAACACCAGTTAAATTTAAATTAAATACATAGGTATTGCCGCGAACCAATATTAACGTTGGGTTTGGTTGATAGTCAATGATGTAAGATGAACTACCACTATTGCTCACTCGGAAGTTTACAGTTTCTGTGGCATTTTGTGCAACATTAAAATTATAATTGCCGCCACGTACTAGAGTTATAATTGGGTTGTTACCAGTAACTCCACTAAATGCATAAACTCCGTTGGCCCGAGTCACCGTAAAATCGTCAGTCAATGGAATAGCTGTTGCTGACACATCAACACTTAGTGGCCCCGAGGGTAACCAATAGTATTGGGCAAAGTTTGTAAACTTGTCAAAATCTACAAACGGATCAAATGCATAATATTCGCTAGTATATAAACGATCGGCCTTACTGGTATCAGCACCCTGTAATTTTAATGCGTCAGTAATTCCTGGATAGGTAATAGCATCAACAATTTCTTTGCTGTTTTCAGGATTGATTTCTACCACGCCCGGTTCTAGTTGATAATTGGTACGACTGGCCGTTGGCTCAATTACATATCGATCTTCTGGATTAACGCCGGGGCCCACCTTGCGGCCTACATAGCCTTGTGTCTTTTTAAATTCAGGTTCTTGGACCAGTTGGTCTAGGGTGGCTGCTAGAAATTGTCTGTTGACCGGTGTTTGAAATATTTCTGGCAGAAAGTCAACTGTGCGAACTCTTGCCATTAAATTACTCCGCTACCAGGTGCTGTCCGAATATTTGTACTGGTCAAGGCCTGTATAACCTGAATATCATTCACCGTGGCCGCGTTAACAAAAATTTGATTCGGTGCCGACCGTATTTCATACAAGTCGCCAAATGACTTTTGTGGGTTAAGAGGCACCAACACCACACTACTTACAATGCTGCCAATTTGACTGTGGATATAGGCAGCCAATTCGCTAAAATAAAATGTAGCCCCAAAATCCCATTTGTCTAAACTAAAATAAGCATCCATATTGGCCACTACTAAATTTTTAATCTCGCTTGTGCTGGTTGTGGTTCCGGCAGCAGGAATTACCTTGATAATTGCCCGTAATTCTTCTGCTGCCTTGGCTCCAAATAACGGTTTAAATTGTACAGTGTTTAAAATCATATTGTCAGAGATCATTTTATAATCTTGGAGACCGGCATATTCGGTAGTGAGTTCATCTAATGTAGGCGGAGTTGGTTCGGGTACCGTGCCGGTTGAATCTTTAATCCAATTTTGATATGCGACATAATAAGTCAAGGTTACAATATAAAGGTCAATGATATTAGTAGTTCCGGGATCGAGCCGACTTGTTAATGGGCTATTATGTCGATATTGGAAGTATAAATCTTGACGGCCAACTCGAGCAATCCAACCAGTGACAGGATCTACAGTTCTTGTTAAATCGTTATTCAAGGTCAGTTGATAAAACAGGCCAGCACTGTAATCAATGTTGCTAGTGGCGCTGGTTGGGTTGTAGGCGTAAAATACTTGACCGTTGGAGTATTCGGCCTTGTCCAGTTCAATCGCGGCCTGTGTAGCATAGTCGCTGTTGACTACACCTTGTTCAACTAACAAATAGCGTTGAAGATTATCAAAGTCCACAGTTTGTTGTAGGAATACCAATTTTAAATTACTATTCACGCCGGGCGCTACAATGTCATTAAAAAAATCTGGATTGTCAGGAACACCATCGGCATCATTGTCCTCAAATCCAACTATGACCTGAAAATCATCAACATACCCGTCGCTTTCTACTGGTTGCCCAATGATCCGTACTCGAGTATCGCCTTCGAGTGGAGTATTATTATCGGGCTTGCTGTTGGTTTTTAATATGTTAACAAAATCGCTGATCACTGTGCCGGTGCGACTGTCATAGATCTTTTGATTGGTAAAAAAGAAAAATCTAGTTTCTAATACGCTGCCAAAGTAATAGTCCAAACTACGACTAACCACAGTATATGTTGATCCGTCCGTGGTAGCCTGTATAAACCACGAAGCATCACTGTTGACTCCGGCGGTTGATTGTGCATTGGCAAGGCTAAAATCAGCATTCACATCAAGATTGGTACTATTGATCAAATACCATGTGGCGGTCAGATTATTATAGCCCAGACCAAAATTACGATTTAATCGAATTTGCTCAGTGATGCTTTGTGCAAATGTTGTGGTAAAATCTGTGGTAAACAGGGGAATAACCTGGGTGGCAATAGCTCCGGTAGGAACAAAGTTGTTAAGTACCACCGGTCCTAACCCATTGGTAAAATTGCCCAGCCCTTGATTGGTGCCATCGACATAAACGGCAGTTGGACTTGCCCAGATCGCATATTTTTCATTGGCTCTTATGGGAACTCCAGCCACTAATTGATTGTCTTTATCAAAGAAATAACCGGTAGGAGCTATAAATTTTACCAAAGACCCAACTTCAATATACTTGGTGTTATTGCTAGAATATGTGCCGATGGATACTGGATTTTCCAATGAATTTTGAAAATAGCCTGTAGTTTCATTCAATTGTGTAGTGCTTTGGTTCCAGGTAATATTTAACACTGTTAGGTCAGGACGAGTGTAGTTGGCATAATAAAATTGTCTGGCACCATCTTCGCCGATCACCGGTTGAATACTATTAGCTATTACGTCAGCAATGTCATTATTGGTTAGCCAGGTAAATTGAAAGGCTGGCAAATTATTAGCTTCATACAAGGCACCATCGCTGGCAAAAATATTTGTGCTGGAATATTTTCCGGTGTTGTCTACTAGATCAAGATATCGGCTGGTGCCAATGCTGGCACGATTTAAGGCCTTACTTTTTAAAATACTATTGTAGGCGGTGAATGGAAAGTTATTGTAATCTTCGCCATTGACCATGCGATCTTGTGTGTAATAACGTGCAGGTGCTCGTTGTTTAATTTCTTGAATGGTCTCACGTGCCTGGCTATTACTTACAGGTTGTGTGATACCGCAAGTAAATGTGATAGTCTCAATTTGTCCAGTTCGACTAACATACGCAATAGGAACTTGAATGTTTTGCATTTCTTCTGGATTAATAATATATTGTAATCCATTACTGGCACGAACATAATTACGGAAAGTTCCAACTGGGATGGTGGAAAAAACGCCATCACCAAAGTTTAATGTAATCTGATCATTGGTGCGGCTGGTCACTGAATATATAGTACGAGAACCCGGAGTTAGTTGTTCAACCGCGGCCCCATATACATTATCGGTTTTGATCCATTCTCTAGTTACATTTCCTAAATTGTCAAGTTGGTATAACCAAACATCTTCATTGTTAACCCCTTCGATGTTGATGTCTACGGAACGATTACTGATACGCTCTGGCAAATTAAAATCTTGATTTTGTAACACGCCTTGTTTGAACAAAAAGAAATAACCAGTATTGGCGCTGGCAAAACCCAATTGATCATTACGGAACAATACATTGAACTGCCCGTTGGGCAACGGGCGAGGTTCATACACATAACTCCGACCAATTGAACTAGCGTTAACCGCTTCAAATGGCATGTTGACTCCGTCAACCGTAGCAGTGTATGGAATCACTGGAATATATCCAGGAACTAAATTAATAGCATATTCGCTGGTGTCTACCCCTAAGATTATTTGATTGTTGGCTGGTCTACCTATACGTTGTGTGTTTAATAAACTGGCATTGACAATGGCCGTAAATTGTTCTTGCCAATCAAAGTTGCTGGGATCAGCCCAATTCACTGTAATGCTGGCCAAATTAACTCCATTATAATCTAAAACATTTTCTGTAGTTTTAACACTGAATACTTTTAAATAACCACTGGCCTCTGTATTACGCTTAGGAGTATAACTCACTAATTGTGCAAGTTTAACTACGCTATCTCTGCGTTCGGCTGTGTCTAAATAATTTTCGCGTGTGTTTAAATCCGTGCGGAACGCCAATGCTTGACCCATAAAGGCCATGACATCGAGTAAGGCAATAAATTCACTGGACTCAATGTAGTCATTAAATGTTTCTGGATAATAAAGTCGCAAATAATCCACAAAACTCTTGCGTAAGGTTTCAAAATCGTAACTTTGAAAGTCAGCTTCGCGGTAGGTTTGATAGATTCGTTTCCAATCTTCAACACCAAATATAGCTGTTTGTCTTGTGGTTGTGGCCATGTTTATTCCGTCGTTGTATTATTTATGGTTAGAATAAAGTGGGTAGTTTAACTAGATATAACTGGCACGGCGAGTTTGTTGATCAAAAAATACTGACAGCAGAGTAGCGGTCTGTCCGGGAATTACAGCAATTTCTAGTTGAATCAGTATGCCGTGTTCTTGCGGAAATATATCTAGCTGTGTGATTTGTATTCTAGGATCACCACCAACAACTCGCTGTATTTCCGTGGTTAGGGCACGTTCGGTCTCTTGTGTTTGATTTTCAAACACATTGTCATAGATAGAGGTGCCGTAGCCAGGGCGACCAACAAGTTCTCCCTGTCGAATATTAAAAGCGTTTAATAGATCGCGTTTAATTAACTCAAAGTCTACCAATGTAAACTTTTTGAATTGATCAATAGTACTAAATCCAACGAAGGTAGTCATATTGTATTTACTCTATCCTATAAATTGTGGTTTGAGCTCAGATAATTTTTTCTGTGCCTGTAAAATATCGGCGTTAATTCCAGCAGTAAGAGCACTAGGAAATTCAAAACTAGGTGCAGGAATTTTAGCATTTCCTAATATTCTTGCCACTGCAGCATCTACTGTCTGGCGGTTAACCGTATTACTAAATCCTGCGGCTACCTTAGTTGCTGATACTAAACTGTCTGAACTAAACAAACTAAAGTCTACACTGAAGCTTGACATTTTTCCAAATATGTCTAGACTACTACCAAGATTGCCTAGCAAGGCTTGTGCTTGAGTTCCTAACGATCCTAGGGCGCCTGTGGCTATGCCGGATAAACTGCCCAGGGCATTGGTGGCATATCCCTGGGCACTACCAATGGCTCCAGTTAACAAACCTTGAGCTTGTCCTAAGGCACTGTTTAATACTCCTTGGGCCTCCCCTAGCGTACTATTTAACAATGCACTACCTTGTGCCCAAGCGGCGGCTACCGGCGCAGTAAATTGAGCAGCGTTATTAACTACTGCACCAACCGATTCTTTTATTAATTGATTGGCTGCAGAGGTGGCCTCGGCAGTTAAATTAGCAACTCCCTGCGTTACGCTGTTAACTGCACCATTGGCAATAGTTGATATATTATTAATTGGAGTTGATAATAAACTACTGACTGAGGCTGGCACCTGGCCGGTTATAGAGTTGGTCAGAGAAGTAACTCCCGAAAATGATGAAGTAATAAGGTTATTAAAATTGCTACCAAGTGCTGCAGTTCCAGATACTAAACTAGCTGCGGTCAATCCTGTTAATCCTGTAGCGCCGTAGATTTGTCCTGTGCTGGTACTTGCAGGAGCCGAGTTTTGGGTTTGGATAGTTCCGCTGGCAGTTAACGACTCGTAGTTAAGTTGCAGGACTCCATTTTGTATCCGAGTTTGTAGTGCTGGATCATCTAGTATACCGGCCACTGAGGTTACTCCATCCTTGCCAGTCCATATGCTAGGCGTACCGATTACACAAGCAAAGTCAGGATAATTGCTGGTGCCTGGTTTTAGATATCCTGTTTTTTCTAAAGACTGTGGTGTGAGATTATAAGTGCCAATACCAGTATCGGTAATAGTGTCTGGTGGTTGATCAACATATACTTCTGTGGTTGTAATCAACGCCTGTACTTCTTCTGGTGATAATGGTCCTACCCCGGTGACCGGTCCGGTCATTGCATAATCTGCCGCAGTTATTGGAGTTTGTAAAGGTGTGTTTGCCAACGAAGGTATTGACAGGGCGATTTCACCAGTGACAATTGATAAAATAGTCACACGGTCAACTCCGGCAGTATCTCTTTCTAAACGACTTAATTCAAAATTAGTCAATCGTGTTTGGACACTGGTCAATGTTTGTCCAACACTGTACCCTACAAGACTTCCGGCTACCACCTGACTGTAAAACAACAGGTCAGCTTGTGCCTGGGTGTATCCACCAGGAGTAATTAACTCAAATTCGTTACCGCTCGGAAGAGTATATTTAAATATAGCCATTATGGTCCAGTTTTTGTAATGCTTGTACCAGTTGGCAATGCAGGTGCGCCCGGTGGTGGTGTTGGTTGACCGTTTTCTAAATTAACAGTGACAGCCACACCTTGATTATGATAAGGCCATGGTTCGTGTGTGGGTGCTCTAGTTACAATACTTTCTAACCCGGCTGGAGCAACCTGCCAACCGGTACTGCTGTCAAAATTTGTGTCAGGCATAACATATTTGGTGATGCCCTTGGGCGCATCTACCCCCAATGCAGGACCACCATTTAGGCTAATTAAAATACCTTTAAGGCTCAATGCTGTACCACCATCAATTGTGGCTACTTTGCTTTTTATCGCTAGCTGCGTGTTAGATTTAATACCAACTTTACCTTCGCTAAAGAGTGTCATGGTTTTTTTGCAAGCAACCGATAGCTCATCATCACTTTGAATTGCTGTTCCTTTTATACTTTTTATATTGATTTTTTCCCCGGCAAACATGTTGATATCCTTGTCAGCATGCAAATTAATAGTGCCTTCGGTTCGCAAATTAATTGAGTTGGTACTAAACACATCCAGTGTGCCTTCTTGTCCTAGTTCTACCCAGGATTGGCCGTTGGCATGACAAATATAAAAAGCATTGCCATCATCGCTCATGGTGATCTGATGTCCCTTGGCAGTACGAATACGAATCAAATTATCGCTGCCATCTAAGGCACCATCATCCATGACCAAGGTATGGCCGCCGCGCCGACCAATCACAGTGGCGGCCCCGGCAGGTGCGCCTGTACTGGTTACTTGTTTAGTAATGGCAGCATCCGAGGCGCCGCCGGCATAGATAGCACGGCCGGGTGTGGCAATTCCATAACATGCGCTAGGGCTTTCTCTCTGAGCAGTACTACCAATGCTTCCGCGAATTGGATCGTTGTTTAGGCCTTGTTGAAACAACACTGCGGCCGCATAAGCATGTATTGGTTTTGGTTGATCAAAGAATTTAGGATTTTCACTTATCTTGGTATTTTCTGGAGGATTGTTAACTTCGGTCACTGGCAATAGTTTGCTCTGAGCAAAATAAGTTTCTTGGTTGGCATTGGCTTTTACATATTTGTCCGAGGCACCAATAGCCGGAACCATGCGATTAAGCCCTTGATCTGGTATACACCCTAGATAATATCCTAGATCTGGATCTCCACCAACAAAAAAGCACAAGACACTGACGCCCAAGTCTGGCGGGGTAAACCACATACCGTAAGAACTCTGGTTACCAGGATATGTTCCGGTGCCACTGGTTCCACTGGAATTGCTTCTGGGGGTTGATCCATAAAATGGTGGACAATAGCTAACGGTGCGCCAACTATCTTTGTTTGCTTGTTCCCCTCCAAATTGTTCAATAAAAACTTGTAACCGGCCAGCGCGACTAGGATCAATGTTGTTCATCACAACACCAACAAATGGGCCCATCTCGGTCGGGATGCCACCTTTATCAAATTTAAAATTGGCCGGGCGACCAGTGCTTTTTTGTATATTTTCTGACATTACGCTTCTCTGTTTAAAATTTGGGGTGGAGTAGTATTAATTCCGTTATTGGGCCCTAACACCTTGGGTGTATTATATAGTGGTAATGCTCCAGGTGCAGCAACAACTACCGATCCATCCGAGGTTGGCGGTTGTATTAATTGTGCTGGTAATGGTTGTGTATCTGATACCGGAGTTTCCTGATCATTAGTGTACGGAGTTGGGCTAGTCGTATAAGACTGGCGTCCAGGATATTCGGCTGTTCTTAATGCAGATCTTATTCCACGTGTCATATGTTATGCTCCGACCTGGAAAGGGCTAGTAGACTCACCGGTAAAATTTCCTATTTCATCCACACCAGCCACGGCTGGCGGCGTATATGGGAGTGTAGCGGCTGTAGTAGCTTGATTTGGTGTACCTGGCGCAGCGGCTGCTGGTGCAGAGGCAGCCATGGCTTGAAGATCTTTGTATGCTTGGGTCAATAACTTGCCTTCGAGCTCTTGTTCAAATTTACCTTTTGAAAAGGTGCTTCTAACTATTTGCGCCACATAAGCATAGGTATTTTGCGGGCCGCTACTGGCTGCCACACCGAGCGCAGCAGTTCCACTGACATTATTAGCACTAACATTCATGATACCTGTGTCAAAGTTATAGTCCGTTGGTTGATTCCACCCAATACTAAATGTAATTTCTGATGCTTCATAGTTAATGGTACCATCAGCATTAAATGGAGCAAAATTAAAATTCTTGGCACTAACTCCGGTAGTGACTTCTCCTTGCTGTAACCAAGCGGGATCTCCTACAATTTTTAGTTTAACCGCAGCTTGGTCACCAGGACTATACAAATAATCTGCAGCATTAGCGGCAACTTCATTGGCTTGCTTGTCGGCTCCCTGACTGCTTTGAGCACTAGCAACCATGACTGTACGGCGAGTGATATTTCTAGGATCCGATGTAGTAGTTTCTTGATTTTTTATCTGGCTGCCACTCAACACCCAACGATATAGATTATTAAATTCTTGACTAAAATCTAATACCTGTGTATTTTGTCCTGTAAACCAATAATTATAAACCTTGTGCAGGCCTCGAAATCGACTGGTAGGAAAATATTCACTTTGCATCTGAGTAATAGCATAGGTACTGATTGTATAGGTCATTCGATAAGCAAAATCGTTGCGAAGACTATCCCAGGCCAATGGAACAGCGGTTACATTGATTTTAAACCATGCCATTTGCCCTGTTTTATTATTGGCATTTGGTACTTGTTTACCTGTGACTTCGTCCGTGGTGTACAAGGCTTGATCGGATATGTAGCTGCTGTTGCGCATGACCTTGTCAATGAACTGTACAATTTGTGTTCCTGCTTGAACTTTTTCAGATCTAGAAGAAGTGTCTACATTGTTTGTTACTGGAGCCAAAGATCTACCGTTGGCATCTTTAGCTTGCATTGATGTTGCACTAAAGTTAGTACTGCCAGGTTTTTTAATCGTGCTGGCAGCCATAGATGCTGGAGCAAATTTTATTTCATATATGTCGGCCACTTTTTGTTTGCCAGCTGTAACTTTTCCTTGTTGATAGGTGTTTAAGGCCTCACATAATCCAGTAAAAGTTGAATTAACTTTAGTAGCTGCTGCGGCTGTGGGTGGTGCATTGCCAGCACTTGTGGGTGGTGCGGCGGCTGCAGCTGGAGTGGCACCAGTTGACGGCACCGCAGTTCCGCTACTGCCAGGTAACAGTCCACCACCGGTTGCACTAGCAGCACGACCACCAAGTGGAACATAAGCCGGAGTGGTTGTAACCCCGGCGGCTTTTTGTGCTGATTCAAATGAGGTTGCCATAATATTACGGTGCCACCACTGCAAACGGACTAGCAGTTTCACCGGTAAAGTTTCCATTGATATCGATACCAGCACTAGCTGTGATGTCATTTACTGAGGTGGCCGGTGCTGGGCCTGGTGCACTGGTAGCTGGTGCCGATGTAGTTGTTCTAGCGCCTGGATCCACTGTAGGATATTGTGTGCCCACTGGTTTACCTACTAGTATGTCTGACACTGTTTCGCCAACAAATTCAAACTGTAGAGGAATACTACCACGGTCCTGACTTAGGGCAGTTTGATACGGTATTGGGTTGCAGGTCACATGATATTCGATTTGTTTGGTAACCAGACGAAATGTTAAATCTCGAATTACAAATGGATAGTATTTTTCAACCACTGATTTGGTACTGCCTTGTCCAGGATACCCAACCAACCCCTGGCTACGTATGGGATTTACTAAATTTCCTTGTTCATCGTAGCCATAAAATCTAATAACCATGCAATACTGTGCCTGGAGGTAGGCTGCGGCTTTGTCAGTAACATTAGCCTGTTTATACAAGGTAGTCACTGCATTATGCAAATTATTAATTAAAGTTATTCCGTTGGGTTCTGTAACAGTAAATTCAAATTTTTGTGCCGAGTGTGATAGACCCGATCCTTTGCCTGGGGTATAACTATCAATTATTAAATTGTCCATGTAGTAGTCTAATTGGAAAAATTGATTGCGCCCAATTTGGCTGGCGCCACCAGTTTGCGCCAGCAAGCTCCAGGTTGAAATATTTTTTGAGCCATTGGTAAAATCTGTGTACTGTGTTGGTGTTAACACATACCAGCTGAGTCCATAGGTATAGCTAGTATAGGCATCCAATACATTTGGTTGTGGAATAATTTGTTGATTAAACGAAGCACTGATAATTTGCTGAGCTGGTTTAACAGTTGGTGCAGTATTGTCTTCACGTTCTGCACCGACCCCGGGACTGGTAGCGGGTGCGGCCACTAGGCTGGAATTTGCATTTGTATTTGATGCTGGAGTGCCTTGAGAATTTGTCAATGACAAGGTAGACGCTGTTGCGCCATCGGTGCTAACATAAGAAGAATTTACTGTGCCAGCAGCCGGAACAATTCGACCGTCAGCAGCTGTTTGAATTGTAACTGTAGTTGGTGGTGTAGCTGGATTTTGTATACCGGTGGTGCCGTCATCTTGGGCTACTTGGCCTGCACTGGCAGTTGGCACTGCAGCAGTTGTTTGTGCCGCCTGCAATAATTCTTGAGCATTGGTCAATTGGTTTGCAAGAACTGCAACTTGACTAGCAATTTGTTGCGCCAAGGCAGTGTTTCCAGCACCAATGGCAACATTTTGTTGTTGATTAAGCGACGAGATCTGTGCTTGTAAAGTAGCAATCTGTATTTGTAAAGATTGAATGTCTGCCATGTTAGAATCCTAGCACTGAGCGAAGAGTTGTAATTTTGGGTACATATATCTGTGTATCTGCTACAAAATCTAACGGGGGTTTGGTCAATGTGTTGGGATTACGCTGATAAAACACCCACCAAAGGCCGGCATTGTCATAAAGGTCAAATGCTAACAGGTCAGGACGATACTGATAGGTGGTATTAATTTTAAACAAGATATCATCAGTTTGTTTAGGGATAGGTCTATTGACCATTACATCTAGAAAAAATTGACTATAGCCAGTTTGAAAATACGGACTAGTTGGATCATAGTTGGCCATTACCAGAATCCTCCTTTGAGCAAGTTTCCATTAGCGTATTCCTTAAGACTGAACTGTTTGCTAACTTGTTGTCGACTTTGCACTGGCAATAATGTCAATTGAATTTCCATTTTAGTTGGTACATACGTTGGTCTATTTAGACCTAAGGTGGGCGGTGCAGCACTACCAGTTATGGCGCCCTTGGTCAAAAACGCCGCTGCCAATCTATTTACAGTACCAAAAATGCTGTTGGTTGCCACACTTTGCCGATCACGAATATTATTAAAATTAAGACCTGCATTGTTAGGACTTCCAGCACGAATATAGTCTACATCTGCCGGTAAATTATAATTAAAACTGCTAATTGCACAAGCATGCTCTCTAAATTGATAATCACCAAGGCCTGACAAATATACTAACGGTGGCGGAGTGCCGCGCTCGGCATCTTGTCCATAAAACATTTTGGTAGCTGAACGTAAAAAATGTATCACTGCCAACAAGTAGTTAGCATCGTTGGTATCCTGCGCTGTAAATATGGCTGTTAAATTAATTTCATTTACATAACTGTTTTGATACCAATATCCTCGATAGTTTGAGTGAGTTAAATCATACGGAGTATACTGAGCTCGGTACACGGTGTTTATAGCCGGAGTGTATGGAAATATAATGCCATCGGTGACTTGTAAGGGTTTGAGAATACCCGGATTAGGTGCGTTATATAGATATTTGGCCTGAGGGGCCAGGCGCAATCTTACACGCCAGTCGCCATTGTTGATCTGTTTGCGTTGATCAGCAATGGTTTTTTGAGCTTGGGCGCCTTTGATTAGCCCTTGGATATTTGCGTCAGCAGCAGCACTGTCGGCTGATGTACCGGTGCCGGTATTTCTCTCGGTTGTAACTGCACTGACCTCTTGTGGTACATTAGGATCTTCAGTTGGACTAGCAGCCTCACCATTGATATCGGTTATCGGTAAATCTTCGGCGGCTACAAAAGAGCCATCTGCTTGTTGAACAAATCCACCACCGGCTGTGGGATCGGTAGCCGGATCGACTGGAAGATCTTCGGCGGCCTGAAACACCCCAGGTGATGTTTCAACAAACCCACTGTCTGCTGCACTCACCGCGGTGTTGCTATTGACATCACCGTCTGTTACTATTGTTTCGCCTGGCGCCAAACTTGTTGCCGGATCAACCGATGTGGCGGCCCGACTTACTGTTGCAGATGTTGTTACCAGTGTTTGTCCTGGACTGGTGTTGGTAGTATTTGGTGTTAAAATTAACGAGGTTGCTGAATCTGTTTGCGTAACTGTGCCACCAGCAGCAATGGTAGCCGCAGTATTTTGTGTAGTAGCGGAAGCAACATTTTGATTTTGCCCAGTGGTATAGCTATCAAATTGCTCTTGGGTTATTTCAACATATTGTCCATCTATGAGTACTTGTGGCATTGATCAGTCCTGTTATCCATATATTTACCGCAAGAAAAAACGGCATATTTAATGATTAAAAGGTTGACAACTGTGGGTTTTATGCTACAATAAATACACTATTAGGAGGTTTATTCTTGGCCACACCCATCACAAAAACACCAGCAAAAACAAATTATCTCAATAATAGAGATATCTTAAAACAAATTCACCTAAGCAAAAATACCTACTGTAGTTACACAGATCCTGTAGCTGATCATCAGTACGATATTATTTTGCCCACCTTGTTAAAAATCAATCAACGCACTATTGCAGAAGCTCGTCGCAATCGTGCCGACAGATTCAAGCGCGAAGGTATTGTCATTGACCCTAAAAAGATTGCCAACACTGATTTAGTATTTAGAATTACCTGTTGGGAACACATACCCATGGCACCTAAAAAAATACCCAAAACTCAGGCTAAAAAGAAGAAAATCGAAGACATTTTTGAATTAGAATTAGAATCAGATGATCCCTTGGCCGACCTAATTGATATTCCTGTGTTGGATCCCAAGCATGTGCGTTTACCATTTCCGCCGTTTTACCACTATCGATTAGATGAAAACAAAGTGCCATTTCAAGTGGGCAAAAGCCACTGGATTGGTGATTTCGCTCATGGTGAATTCAGCAAGGAACATGGAACAATGACCCGTACATTGGCTACAATGTTTATGAAGTTATGTGAACGCTATGCCACTCGATCAAACTGGCGGGGATATACCTACAACGAAGAAATGCGTGGACAGGCCTTGTTGCAATTAAGCCAGATTGGCCTACAGTTTGACGAAAGTAAATCACAGAATCCGTTTGCATATTATACCGCGGCAATCACTAACTCGTTTACTAGAATTTTAAATTTAGAAAAGAAAAATCAAAATATTCGCGATGACATGCTAGAGCAAGCCGGATTAAATCCGTCGTGGACCAGGCAAAACGCCGGCAAGAAGGATCCTAACTTTGGCGCGGTAGTTACCATCATTACTCCAGAGTAATAACTATGATTAATCGAATTATTCTTGTGGGGTGTTCACATAGTGCTAATTCTGGATTTACTGAACAAAACAGTCATAAACATTATCCTAATCTTTTAAAAAAACAGACTGGATGCGACGTTATTAATTTGTCAATCGGTGGTATGAGCAACCATGAAATTTTTTTAAGGGCGGTGGAGTACATTACAATAAGTGACATTAATGAACATGATGTTTTATTAGTGCAGTGGAGTTGTTTACATAGAATATGGGTGTATCAACAAGATAATAATGTTGACAACTTTACCCAAGTATTACCTCACCCAAGTGGACTCAATCCAGATTTAGCATGGCCGTTGTATAAGACCCATTCTGCTTATTATTGCAATGATTACATGGCACTAAAATTTTGGTTTGAATATATGATTTCTCTACAAGCAGTATGCAAATTAAAAAATATTAACTATGTATTTGTAAATGGGTCTAATAATTTAGTCGACAAATTGAATGTTTATCGTAATCAAACTATTACTTCATTAGAAAATATTAATCTTTGCGAAAATTTAAGGAAAATACTTGATTTTGATAATCGGGATGATTCGTACATATTACAGAAACTAAACATTCTTCTTGGTCTATATAACCAACTTGATTTTAATAATTGTTTAAAATTTGGAGCATTTTATTTTGGCCAAGCTGAATTGGATTTGTCAGATGATAACAGACATTTTGGAGAGCAGTGTAATCTACTTTGGGCCGATGAGATTCTACATCACCTAGATAGAAATTGCCAGTCTGATTGTAATTTATAATTTATTAATGTATAATTTAAAAATATGACAAATCTATTCAAAAAAACGGCTGTGATGACTGATATACACTTTGGTTTAAAGTCTAATAGCATTGTGCACCTGCGGGACTGCGAAGATTTTGTTGATTGGTTTATTGCCAAGGCCCGTGAAGAGAGATGTGAAACCGGCATGTTCCTAGGCGATTGGCATCACTCTAGAGCTGCAATTAACATGCAGACCTTGCATGTATCACTTAGGTGTTTAGAAAAACTATCTGCAGCGTTTGATCATTTTTATTTTATTCCCGGCAATCACGATCTATACTATCGTGACAAGCGCGATATTCACGGAGCGGAGTGGGCTCGGCATTTGCCCAATATTACCATTGTCAACGACTGGTTTAAACAAGACGATGTTATAATTGCACCTTGGCTGGTTGGTGACGATCATAAGAAACTAAAAAAAATGTCGTCAAAGTACATGTTTGGACATTTTGAATTGCCACATTTTAAAATGAATGCTATGGTAGAGATGCCGGACCATGGTGAAATCAAGGTAGAAAACTTTGGTGGGATTGACCGTGTGTTTAGTGGACATTTTCATTTGCGTCAGCAACGTAAAAATATTACCTATATTGGAAACTGTTTCCCACACAACTTTGCCGATGCCGGGGACGATAAACGAGGTATGATGGTACTAGAGTGGGACAAAGAACCAGTTTATTATGCATGGCCTGGGCAACCTCTATATCGTGTTATGAGGTTAAGTGAAGCAATTGACAACGGTGCTAACATTCTAAAACCCAATATGCATGTGCGTGTAGAGTTAGACATTGACATTAGCTATGAGGAAGCAACCTTTATTAAAGATAAATTTGTCAAGGATTATAACTTACGAGAAATGGCCTTAATTCCAGTTAAAAGCACAGCAGTAGACATGGACATGTCTCCCGGAGAAGTCAAATTTGAAAGTGTAGATCAAATTGTCACAGATCAGTTGACCAATATTGAAAGTGAATTTTACGATCCTAAATTACTATTGAAAATATATCAGAACCTATGAGTTGGCGATCAGTGCAATTAAGCAATGACTTGTGTGAGCAAGATCAATTAATAGTAAATTTGTGCAAAGAAAACTTGGTAAACTATGTTGGTACAGACGCTAAGTTTGCACAACTTTTACATTGTTACCCGTTGGCTACTAATTTAGTGTCAACAATCCAATTTAAAATTAAAAATCCTGATGCTAATACCAATTGATTTTGTAGCGGGCACTCATGGCCATTTTTTAGAAGTAGTATTAAATAATTTTTTTAACACTGCCGCACCAACTCTGGACCCCTTTAACTCACTTGGTGCAAGTCACAAAGTTAATTCTAAATATTTAAACTCGAGGATATTTGTGGCCCAACATTGGTTTGAAGATCCTAGTGATCGGTTGTCTCAATTTAATCGTGCAATTTCTATACAATTTGATCAGGACGATTTATTATTAGTATCGTCGGTGAGCTTATTACGAGCTGGTGATCAAGGACTTGATAACAATCAATTAGAAATTAATACTTATTCTAAACTTAGTAACGATTTTTATCAAGAGATGTTAGTAGAAATTTTAAATGCATACCCAAATGTTGATACCGGCAGCGGCTCGATTCCTAGAAACATTTTAAGAGAATTTTTTAAATTTGGGTTTTCAAATCCAAATATCAATGGCTATTGGAAAAAACAACAACAAATGCACTATACAATGCCGGTGTTTATATTTAAATTTAAAGCATTTTATAATTATAATTTGTTTGTTGATACTTTAAAAAAATTGCAAAATTTTATAGAAATACCTTTTAAATTCGATAGTAATCTCGAAATGCTACACAAAAAATTTCTAACTTTAATACCATATATTGGTCATAAGGTGCAGTGCGATAATATTATATCGGCTATCCAACGAGGTCAACCACAACGCATTCCTTCGTTGACACTGTTTCAAGAAAGTTATATTAATGGCCAGTTAGAAAATATTTACAAAAAAGAGATGCCATTTCATAACCTAACCTACTTTACATCTACAAAAGATGTGTTACAATATTTAGAAACTCGGGCACCTAATCTATGATCCATATAAAAAATCTAACCGTTAAAAACTTTATGAGTGTAGGTAACAGCACACAAGCGATTGGATTTGATCGTAAAGACCTTACGCTGGTTTTAGGTGAAAATTTAGACCTAGGTGGTGATGGAAGTCGCAATGGCACAGGCAAGACTACGATTATCAATGCTCTTAGCTATAGTCTATATGGACAAGCACTTAGCAATATCCGTAAGGATAACTTAGTCAACAAGACTAACAATAAAAATATGTTAGTCAGTTTGGATTTTAGTGTTGGTGATAAAGATTATCGAATTGAACGTGGTCGTAAACCTAACTTGTTAAGATTCTTTGTAAACAATCAAGAGCAAGAAATTACAGACGAGGCACAAGGTGACAGTAGAGAAACACAAGATGCTATTGAACATACGCTAGGACTTAGCCACGATATGTTTAAGCATATTATGGCGTTAAACACGTACACAGAACCTTTCTTAAGTTTAAAAGCCAACGATCAGCGAACTATTATTGAGCAGTTGCTTGGTATTACTTTGTTATCAGAACGTGCTGACAAGATTAAAGAACAAAATCGTGCTACTAAAGATGGAATTACTCAAGAAGAATTTCGTATTCGTGCGGTGCAGGAGGCTAACAAGCGTATTGAGGAACAAATCGACGCACTGAAACGCAGACAAGGCATGTGGACAACTAAACATGAAGAAGAGAAAACAAAATTTGAGACTGCGCTGGCAAGCCTCAAAGAGATCAACATTGAATCTGAAATTGAGGCGCATAAGGCGCACGAGGCTTGGGATCAGCGCAGGAAAGATATCAACGAACTATCGAGCGCAATTAGTCGGGCAAAACTTGATAAGGACCGAGAGACAAAGGCCGTGGTCAAGCTGGAGAAGGAAATTACTTCTCTCATCGATCATACATGCCATACATGCGGCCAGGCCTTTCACGATCAAAAGCACGAACAGGTACTGGCGGGTAAACAGGAAGATTTGGCAACAGCTAGAACAGCAAGCCAGGAACACACACAACTCTTATCAGAGTTGGAGACTGCCGTCGAAGCCTTGGGGACGCTAGGTAAGCCTCCCAAAACATTTTACGACAAAGAAGAGCAAGCAATTCAACATCGTGCTAATTTATCAAACTTAGAAATACAGTTGGTTACCAAGACAGCAGAAGTTGATCCGTATATTGAACAGATTGAGGACATGCAGAATCAGGCCTTGCAGGAGGTTAATTATGATACACTTAATGGACTTAGTCGTTTACAAGAACACCAAGAATTCTTACTCAAGCTACTCACCAGCAAAGACAGTTTTATCCGAAAAAAGATTATTGAACAAAACCTCAGCTATCTGAATGCTCGCCTAACACACTACTTGGATCGTATTGGCTTGCCACATACTGTAGTGTTTCAAAATGACCTGAGTGTTAGTATTGAAGAATTGGGTAGAGAGTTAGACTTTGATAACCTGAGTCGCGGTGAACGTAACAGACTAATTTTAAGTATGAGCTGGGCATTCCGAGATGTATTTGAGAGTTTATATCAACCAATTAATGTATTATTCATTGACGAAATGATTGACAACGGCCTAGATACACAGGGCGTTGAATCGGCATTGGCATTGTTAAAGCAAATGAGCCGTGAACGACACAAGAGTATTTGGCTAGTAAGTCATAGAGACGAGCTGGCTGGTCGTGTAGAAAATATCCTTAAGGTTGTTAAAGAAAACGGCTTTACAAGCTATAACACAGATAGTGAAATAGCATGATAGTAGATCTTGTTAACCGCGTTCCGGTTGCTTCGTGTAAAAGTTTATTTTTGTCTAAGTTGCATAACAAAAACCAGTTGCCGCAATATCAAGATTTTTGTACCATAATATCCAATAATTTAACCACAGCATTAGTCATTAACGACGGGTATTGCTCGTTAGCAGAACTAGATAAAAAAATTATTATAGCATGTCAATCCGTTACACACTATTTTTATCTGGCTATAAACAAGTTTTACATTTATTCTGACATAGATCTAGATATTAGTCCTACACAAGATTATGACTCACTGTTAGTCGACCACTGTTATAATTTAATTAAGGATCAATTTGAATTAGTTAGTTCCTCTATTCGGTTAGATGATCACGGACAACTAGGTAATTTTGTCCATCCTGTAACTACAATGGTTTTAAAACGACATGACAAAACTTCAAATTAGAAGGTTAAAAAGCCATTACCTTAGCCGGTGGGCGGTTATGAGACACAATCAAAAAAATCAAAAGAAAATTTTGGTTCTAGAGGATCAGTTTGTATTAAGGAATTTAATACCTGGATCAACTTTATGTTATAACTGCTTGGGAGAAATATATCAAGGTATGATTGATTTATCTCCCAGAGACAAATATGACAATTTGGTGTTAATTAATAATATCGAATTTATTAATTTAACCGTTGATCAAACCAATGTATGGATAGAAAATCTCGCCAATCAATTTTTGAAACCAGGCGGAAAAATTATTGTAAGTTTAGAACATAAATTTATAATTTATAACCGTGTAGAGATATCAGTTAACACATTAATTTCAACTTGGTTTACAAATTCAAACAGATTGAAGTTAACAAAATTTTTAAATTTATTAGGTAAAACAAACCCAGGATATGGTGATTATTTTTTTTGTATAGATTATGTTTAATATAATAATTCTGTATTGGGAGCCCGGTAGTGGGGGAGATTTTATTCAAAGTTTGTTGCTGTCCGACAATCAGTATCGTGGTGTTGTAACCAATTTTAATTTTACCGACTCAGGAAGAATTAGTCCTACCTTAGATTTATCATTTAAAGAGTTGTTTGAATCAAACTTGTGGTATTTTAAAGAATGGTCTCATGAAGATTGTTGTACATTGGCTGATATTATCAAGGCAGAAAACATTACTCAATTTGTGATTCCGACCCATAGGGTTGATCAAATTTCTGTTTTACAAAAATATTTTTCTAACAGTGTTTCAGTTGGAATAACATATCCAGAAAATATGTTTCCTATAGTTTTAAAAAATTGGTGTAAAAAAGTTGCGCAGACCGATTCGTATCTTGGTAAAATTTATAATCAACCTGTTCATCAATATTTAAAAAATAATAACGTCTTCGGAGAATTTGTGTTAAAAGAACAACTTAGATTTGGGACTAGACTTCGCACTTCAGTAGAAGATGTATTTGATGTTGCTATTTCTTTGGAGAAATTATATCTTGCCGATCTGTCTGATATCCATTTGTTAATTAGTGATCAGTCAACAGTATATGATAATGTACATAGATGGTTATCGGCCCAGGGAGAGATTCAACAATATTGTTTTACAGTACATACAAATTTAAAAGACGCAATAGGGTATAATTCTAAAGCAGTTATCGCTGGTAAGTCAACCATCAAGTTGGATAGTTTTGACAATATATTAATAAAAGAATATTTTTTAAAAAATACCTTAATTAAAAATGTGCCAATTTTTAAAACTTTAAAACAGGCAGACACTTTTTTAACAAGCGAGCTTGCGGTATGATAACTACTAGTCCATGGTATGGCTTTACGAAAACAAACAAATCGATGTTTTGCCCGAAGAGTGCGTTGGTTTTGTATATTTGATTACAAATAACTTAACCGGTAGGAAATACATTGGAAAAAAATTAGCAAAATTTAGTAAGACAACATATAAAACAATAAAACTTAAAAACGGCAACAAAAAACGCAAGAAAATCAGAAGCAAAATCGATTCAGACTGGCAACTATACTACGGATCAAGTCCGGAATTAACAAAAGACATAGAACAACTAGGACCAGGCAACTTTACTCGCGAAATATTATACTACTGTAGGTCTAAATCCGAATGTAGTTACATAGAAGCTCGCGAACAATTCTCAAGACGTGTATTAGAAACAGATGATTACTACAACGGGCACATACAAGTACGTGTACATGGTAGTCATATAATTAAAAGAAAAAATGATAATGAGTAAAGTAATTTTTGCTGGATGTTCGTTTACTGCCGGAAGTGGGTGGGACGAACTCGGGGTTGTTGAACAATGTAAAAATTCTCCAAATTTATGGGTCAATTTGTGTTGTGATCAAATTGATCAGTTAAAAAATTTAGAACTTGTAAATTTAGGAAAGGGCGGTGCATCTAATTCAGAAATATTTACAATTGTAACACGAGCAATTGCAGAGTCTCGGTTTGATATTAGTATGCTTTTTTGTCAATGGACCGGCATGCCAAGATATAATTTTAGTGTTGGATTTGAACTTTGGCCTACTACTGAACAACTATCACCAACTGCCCGATCTAAATTTGATGTCAATTTAAATCGTGGGGATAAGTGGACTAGAAAATATTTAGATGATTTATTAGACAGATTATTAGTATTGCATCATCTGCATCACGAAATTGTCAAGGTTGTAGAATATTCTAATATTTTACAAAAATTGGCTAAAGAATTTAATATTAAATTATTTTTTATTAACGGACTATGCCCGTGGGACCAAGATTACTTTGTTAGATTACCCGGAGCCATGCCAGAACAATTTACATCATTTACTAAAAAAGAAATACTGAATATTGAATCACGCAACGACGAAGACATTTTTAAACTTTATAACATAATGCATGCCGACTATGAGTTAGCCGGCGGTATTGATGCTACTAATTGGATCAATTTATATGATTCATTCCTTAAAAATAAAACAGATTTAAATTTTGATAAGATGCATCCAGGCACCCAAAGCAACCAGCATTACTTCCATCAAGTAAAAACATTTTTAGAAAATCAACAGTAAGGCATTAATCCGCTATGTTTGGTCTAGGTAGCTAGACTTGCAAGGAGGAACGGTGAAATACCCGGTCCGGATAATCTTGTGTGCGAAAGGCAATTGCTAACTTAAGGCAACAAATGGTTTGGGCTCCGTTGAAAAAGATACGACTCATGCTTATAGGACTTGGATTTATTGTCGGGTCACTAGGGTTCCGTTGATTTGTGAAGCTAGAGTAAGGGGTACCGGTCAACCGCCTCTGCGTAGAAATACAATCTCTTTATAATAAATGACTGCTGTCACTCGGATAATGTGTCAAGGTCAATTCACCGTAACGGTGAATTGTGACCACATAATCTGGATAATGCGTAAGAAAAACAATCATGTCTGAGTGTAACGAAAGACATAGATTAGCGTAGCTAATCTTTTATTACCGCTAACAAAATCTTACAAAACTAAACAAAGCAAAATCTTTTTGTACATACGCTAAGAAAATCATACAAATGTCTAGTTTTACAAACTTTTTCATCTAGAACGTATCGGGCCAATCTCTAAACAAGGCATGTTGTATATCTCCACTAACAAACTGATTGAAACTTTTGTGTTTGACTTCTAGTTCTCCTTCTAACGGAGCAACCCTCTTAAAGGCACTGTCCATCTGCGCCATGTCTTTAAATTCCATTAGAATCATCCATTCGGGCATGTCGGCGATACTACGGAAGCCCATCTTACAACGAGTAATTCTGTAGGTTTCCATTTTGCCCTCACTAATTAACTGTTCAAAGAAACTTTTCATGCCGTTGACCCAATCTAAGTCCGAAATGTCGCCTTCTTTGTTTGCCCATATAGTGTAGAGATCCATTATTTTATCCTTGAGTAATAATATACATATATAATTATATGAAAATAAAGTTTGATCATAATTTTGGCCAACAAGAGCAAGGCGAGTTTTTTCATTTCCGTTGCGAGCTCATTGATGTTGAATTGATAGAACACAATGCAGCTTTAGAAATGGGTTTTTTACAAACCATACGAAATAATCAAATACGCTGGTATCAAAGTCGTAGCACAAGAGTAGCAGTTGCTAACACCAATTACACTATATTGGATACTGCTTGCGAATTAGTAAATCCTACTGCTAGTCAGTTTACAGAAATGGATCATATCTATACTAGCTATTGCTATTATAAAAAATTTAAAAAATATTTTGAAGTAGGGCAACGTCTAAGCGGTGATCGTTTTATTGCCTACTACCATGATGACATTTTTGTAGCATGGGCCAAACTGCGCCATTATTCACCACAGGCTATTGAAACGTGTTTGTTTGTATGGGATTATAGTTTACCGGCCTCTCGCCTAGGGTCACGTAGTCTAGAACATGAAATTGCTTGGGCTAAACAACAAGAGTACGAGTATGTTTATTTAGGCCCAGGATACGAAAAAAGTTCAATTTACAAGGCAGAGATACAGGGCTTTGAGTGGTGGAACGGTGATGTTTGGTCCCAAGATGTAGATCAATATGTTTGGCTGTGCAAACGTGATAGTAAAATTAAGTTGCCCGCGGATCTTTACGGTGTTTGAACAAAGCCTGTAAGTAATCTTCGGGCCAAGTATCATAAAAGCCCTGCTTGGCAACAAGTTGGGCTTTTTCATTTAGGTCCGTTAGGCTCTGTACAAGTGCCAGTGCATACGTGCCTTGATTCATGCTAACACCGTTAACAATTTCTTGATCCCCAGGATGATCCTCTAAAGCCAGCAAATCGTTTTGTAGCAATGCTTCTTCGTTAGCAGCTTTAATGTCGCTAGTAAATTGTGAATAAAAGAATTCGTCGGGATTGTATGCAAGTATTAACACACTTTTGCCACTTAGTCCGTCTCTGGCAACATTAAGAAGGTCAAAGTAGGGATTAACTCCTACCCTAACTGTAAAGTCCTGATCTAGCCTGGCCTTGCGAGCATACGGACAAGGGGGCCAACCGCCTAGGGCAGGATGGGGGACTTCCACAAAAGTCTCTATCCAGAGTCCTATGTGATATTTTACGGTATCTAGGTCTAACATATTTTCAGAAAAACGGGAGGCCCGACTTTTTAGTGGTCTCTAAATTGTCTTTGATTAGGTCATTCAATGATTTACGCTCGGCTGTGCTAAGGTGCAAGGC